TCATTTGCAATTTGTTCTACATTAATAGATATATTACCTGGTAACTGATAACTGAACGTTCCCAAAACTCTACCAAGATTAGACTTACAATCCGCAATTACATATCTACGAAACAAATCATCATTATACATATCACAGTCTGGGATTGCTACAAGAACATCAACAATAACATCTTTTCTTGGTAGTTCACCTAAAAATCTAAGATTATTTGTAAGACGATTATATCTAAATGTAATAGGGTGTTGGAAAATTTGACGAGATATATCCAAGAACGATTCTGTTGCGACATAATATGCTGTTGTATCAGCAGCAATTGCTAAACTTCTATCATATGCGTTTTGATAAAGAAGATTTTGAAGTGATATATCACCAGTATGTTTACCTAATAACATTCCACCCCATCCTGCTTCTCCTTCAAATCCACCAATTTCATAAACACCAACTACTGAAATAACTCTTTCAGGAAGCATAAATGCACCTCTTGTATCTTTTATTGCATTCTTACCACCAATATCATTAGTATTAAGTTTGGCTATTCCTTTATTAAATTTCTTCTTTTGAATCTCTGTTTCTGGTAAAATCAAAAACATTTCTTCAGTAAAATCTTCATATGATTTTTGAAACATTGTTTTTGCGTTTTTTACAAGTTGCGCAATAACTTCAGCAGGTATTGTAAAAGGTATCATACCACCAACACTCATTTCCAATTGAATACTTTCTACAAAATCATTTAGACACTCAACTGCTTCTGAATCGGTGCAATCAACTAATGTGCTAACTTTACTCATAATAACTTATACATTATATAAGTATTTATGTGTTTTTACATAAATATAATATATATTGCGTATATTATGGCGTTTCTATCTGGAAATAATAATAATTTTAGATTTGCTTTTTCTAAACCTTTTATCCCACAAGAAATAGAGGATAAATACTCTTCTATACTTAATCGCATACCTGGAAATATGTGTGATAATGTATTGGATTTTTTGAACTATTCAATAAAATCTATAAAAATACAAGTGAGTCCAAATGGTTATGAGGCTATTACACAAAGAGATAGGGGAACACCTTATGAAAGAGTAAGAAGAAGTAATGCATATCCAGATGCATTATTCAACAAAGATATGACAATAATCTTTCAATTAGATCAAGCATATATAATATGGTCTATTTTGACAGATTTATTTATATATTACTATTGTAGCGACGAAGATAAATTTATACCTCCATTCCCAGGTATGGAGATAATGGATTGCTATCATAAAATAATGTATAGAATTAATTTTACTGATGTTTTATTCACAAATGTTTCTGGATTAGAATTTGATTTCAGTAGCAATAGTATTGAGCAGAAATCAGTAGAAACGACTTGGAAAGTATCAAGAATGGAAATTACTCTCGAACCTTCAAGAATATAAAAAGAAGTCTAATTATAATTAGACTTCTTTTCTTTTTATTATTTTAATTCTTCATAAATAAAGGCATCGAAAGACTTAATTTTAGATTCTGTTAGGTTTATTAACTTATATAATGTAGAATCAATCAATCTTAATAAATCATCAATATCCGATTTTATTTCAAGAGTTTTTTCATTAAAATTATTTGAATTATTTGTAAACTTTAATAAATAATCTTTAAGAACTGTAAAATAAGTAACAGGTTCCTCACTTTTAATTATATCTGGTGTAATATCATCACAAATAATATCACACATACATATTCCCTGATAATGCTCAATTAAATCATCTACTAAATCAAATGCTTCATTATAATATTCTTCCAAGATTACATGGACAGAATATTTTTTTGCTTTTAGATGTAATTTCCAAGAATATAATACGCTATCTTGTAACACCGCTGCTAATTTAACAAATTCTATGTGTTTATTTTCTTCGTCGGGAATTACTGTCATTTGTTTTGGTTCATCACATGTGCACAAATTTGGCACACCACAATCACAATTTGGATTTGTATCACAACATGTATCTGCTGTTAAAATAAATTTATCTTCCATTTTTTATATTAATTTAAATATATAAAGTTTCTATCATTCTTCATCTCAAGATATTTATCATATTCATCTTTTAATGTATGATACATTTCATAATTAGCATCTTTATCCACAATGATAATAGATTTTTCCATTTCATATTCATTACCATTGATGTCTTTTATTTCTAATTTTATTTTATATACACCTTCTTCTTCAAATAAATATGTAAAATATAATCCAACATGTGTTGTAATAATTTTATCATTTTTAAAATCATCATTTGGATCCATTTCATCGCCAATCATTGTAAGCGTCCATTTAGGATATTTACTATTTACAATTCTACCTGTAATTCTTGTATAATCAAATCCTAAAAGAACCCAAGTAAGAGGTTTAATATCTACTACACTATTAATATATCTTACATATTTATAATGTTCACCATGTTCTAAATTAATGATTTCTTCATTTAAATGATCATATTCTTTATAACCTTTCGATATTTTATATAAAATATTATCTACATCAAATTTATAATAAGGTCCTTCTAAACTAACACTACCATCAGGTCTATAGTTTCTCATTGTTGAATTTTCATCATCAACATTTAAATGCTCTTGTAATGCCCAAGAATACATTTTATCAACATTATTCTTAATAACATGATATAATTCATCTTTATTCCACTCTGGTGAATATGCTTCATTTTCATCAAAAGGAACATATTCTAATTCTTCTTTAAATTCATATTCATCAATGCCATATAATATATTTGTTTTATCAGAATATATCCATGAAAATTTTAATATATTATCCCCATCATCTTTAGTATTTACAATTGAGATCCAAGTATCTCTATCTCTATCTCCAATATCATTTAATCCATTATAATTATATTTACCATCTTCAACAAACTCACCAAAAACATCCGATATTGTCATTTCTAAAGGATTTCTTTTATGAGTAACTATACCTCGTTTTACATCATTTGTATCTTCTTTTTTATACCAAAGATAATATCTATATTCTTTTTCACTATCTTCGTCATATTCTTTAGGTATCATTAAATCATATTTTAGTCCTTCAGGTAAAGGTCTTGCATCATAATAAAATCCTCTAATATCTATATTATACGGTTTTACTATAATAGCATCTTTTGTATATTGTCTACAGCAATGATTATATACATCCCATACAGTCATTTCAACATCATAATTACCAAGATATGGTAATTGAACAAACAAGTCTCCACATGTTTTTACAATACCTGTGCGATGTTCTATCCATCCTTTTTCTGGATGTATTATTTTCCATTCTATTATGGATGCGCCATTTATATTTTCATCAAATACACCTTTTAATATTACTTTAGCACGAATAACCATATCGGGAACGATATCATTTTCAGAAAATATATCGCTATCACTGTCATTATCTTTAACATCATCAAGTATAATGTCTGTATATACATTTCTTGCTTCGGGTATTTCTCTTAATCCATATTGTTCAGCATCACCATACTTATTATCATATGTTATATTATAATATTCTTCATAGAAAGAACATAATTTATCATTCTCATTAATCATTAAATTATTTATAATTTCATTTAATGATCCATTTATTGCATAATCACTATCGCCATATAATTCTTCTAATTCCTCAATCGTTTTATCACCAAGTCCTTTAATATTATCATCTACATTTAAACCCAATCTTTCCGAAATATATTTAGAAAAATCTTCATTTTCAGTTATATAACAATATTTATCTGGAAATACAGTGAAATCCACATAACCTTTTGATTCAACATAATTAACATATGATATTTGAGGATTGTTACAAATAAGATTTATTCCGAAATAATTTCCCTCTCCAATAACATCTGTTATTTTTGTGGATCCAGGCATAAATTCATCATTTAACTTCTTTTTTAAAGCAAATAATTTTATTAATGCTTCTTCTATAGTTAATACAAAATCATCACGTTTATCTTTATCAAAATCCTCTATTACATTAGGCAACCCATAATCATCATATTTTTTACCATCTATTTTTTCTGGATGATTTATATTATACGCTAATGATATAGTATTTAGTTTTTTAAAATTTTTTGTATTTAATGATATTTCTTTTCTTTTTGTAGATATAGTTTTTTTATCTTTTAAACTATATACATATGTTCTATTTATTCTACCATATTCACTATCATATTGATTAATATTTCGCCAGTATTCTACGATATTAAGATTATCATATCCAAAGAACTTAATCATGTTTATTATCGCTTTATATCCACCAATATATGGGTATATATTATGTCCTTCAAGCATAAGTTCTTTACGCTTCTCATTCAATAATTCAAAATCAGGTAAATACTCGTGCATATCACTTTGTTTAAATATAATAGTATCCTCTGGTTTCAAATTATAACCTAAATTTTCATTCCATATTTTTAATCTTTCATCTTCTTCTATTGTCTCTGCAAAAAATGTAATTCTTGCAATTTCATATTTTGTATATCCATTTTCATATGCGATTACAAGAGTTCTTTTATATGTTGTTTCAGCACTTTTCTCATCTGCTTTAAATGCAACATGAACCTCCAATAAATCATCTTGTTCAATATCCGAAGAAGAACCCAATAATGGAACGATATATTTATCAAATCTATTTATAATAAGTGTTTCACATAAAGGTCCATCATGAGGATTATATATCAATGAAGATGTATCTTTTAATTCATAATCTGCATCAAAATTAAACATAAAAAACTCATCAACAAATGTGTTAGCCAAATCCCACTGGAAAGAAATATTACCTTCACCCATAGGATATGAACATACATCATCTGTATAATCACTATCAAAACATTCAGATGAAGAACAACAATTTTCTACAATGTATATAGTTGTATTCTCATATAACCCCACACTCACTCTTGGGAAGAATATATTTCCTTCCCATATTTGCCTTTGCTTATTCCAATTTAGATTTAAATTATAGCCGTTTTTATCAAAAAACTCTAAATTTTTTACTACCATTTAATTGATCTTTTTATAATTTTTCTTAACAGAGTAATTATTAAATACCCTCAAATACTTCACACTATTAATCAAATGTGCTAATATTTTATTCAAATATGGAAACATACTAACCATATTTGTATTATTTTTAAAATATGAAGATGTATTATCCTCCAATAAAGAATCTTCATATTTATATCCCTTATTTTTCAACACCCAACGATCAGTTTCAACTCTCTCATATATTGAGTCAAAACCTTTATATTTTATAATATTAATATCTGTATTTTTAGATGTATCCATTTTATTTCAATAAATTATTAAGTTTTCTTTGCATTTCTATATTATATACAGAATTATCAACAGATGTTTCAAAGAATATATTTAAAGGTCCCATTTTTCCTTCTTCTGGTGTTAATGTATAATAATTATCATTAGCATCTTTCCAACCACCTCTTGGAACATATACACATCCCTTATCCATTACAAGATTACCATAAGAATCAAAACCAACCTGTGGATCTTCATTCTTTCCAACATGAATTATATCACCATATTTGTCATAATAATATCCTTTCTTTTTAGCCATTTCATTTTCTTTAGTCATAAAAAATACATCACAAGTATCAACACCTTCTATAACTTCTATAAGCGAAATCAAATCAGATTTAGGTATAATATCACTTCTATTTATACTAAGAAAATATTTATTTAATACACTTCTTATATTTGAAGTTATAGATGATCTATCAACATTACTGAAATATCTTAATATAGCATTTATTGTAAAATATTTAACCTCTGGATCAACAATTTCAACTTCCGAACCTATTAACATCCTTCCAGAATTTTCTATTGCCGCTAACAAACTTTCTTTCTCATATTTATCTAAAACAAATTCTGAAACAGGAACTTCAAAATAATCCTCACTACTTGATAATTTCTTTTTAATATTTGGTATTATTTTCAAATATATTACATTATCATCTATTATATCATCGTCATCTTTTGTATGATATGCATATATAAATGAATATTGATTATATTTAGATAAATAACTAACATAATTTTCAGGTGTGGCTAACACAAAAGATTTACTTGCTTTTGGTGCTATTGCTTTTGTAAATTCGGGGTCTTCATAATTAGTTCCTAACATTGGAGGTGCAATAGTTTCAACAACAAGAACTTCATTTAAATCAACTTCATTTCCAAATTCATCTATACCCATATCAACAAATGAATAAGATAATCCCCTTGAATTACTATTACCAGCCATACCGACCGTTTTTATATATACAATTTCTATAAGAGCACCTGCTGGTGGAATCTGTCCAAAATTGTCATTACCAAAGAAAACACTAATACCAATGGTAGGAGATGTTTTAACAATAAAACACTCACTTGCTTCAGGTGTATCACCATCATAAGCAGGCATATCATATAAACTATCCACCTTTCGCCATTCTTTTCCATTCACTCTTACAGCAATATTATCATGGTCTGTCATACCTTTAATTACAGGATTAAAACTCTGTAAAGGAGTACCATTTGATGTAAAAGTTTGACTTTCAATTTCACCTTGCATAAAAGGAACACTTATAAATGAACTACCACCAACAGATAATTTAATAGAATCTGTTGGTAAATTCATGAAATATATACATCCCGTTTCATTTATGGTAAATTTACTGAAATTTTTAATTGTTAAATGATTACCTTCAAAATCATTATTAGTATTCAATTTAACACCCATCACACCATATGATGCACCACCTCTATAAGCTTCATGACCCGCAAGTTGAGCAAGACCTTGTATAGATTCTATATTTTGAGCCGTTCTTATATTCAACTCTTCAGCAGTGTGTGATATGTATGTAAATATAAGTTCAGCAATATTTGATATAACACTTAATAACTGACCGAAAGGTGACGCTGGTGTAAAAACATTAGCAGCCTGCTCATATTTTACAACAAGATATTCAACCGCTTGTTGAACCAAGTCGCTAGCTTTCAATCTACTATTTTGAAAAAATCCCATTCTATATAATGAATATTATTATATTATATTTATGAAAAAATGGATATGAAACATATTTCATACCCATTATAAAATATTATTTTATATATTAAACAAGATAACTAGACACTTTTTTACCGTTTATAATTAAATCCACAATCATACCTACATTATATTCCCATTTGACAAATTCAACTTCAATATCAACTTTATACATACCATCTAAATAAATATATTTATTTATTTGTGATTCTATCATATACTTTATTGCAGTTTTATTCCAAGTGGTTTCAAAAAAATATTTATGAAGATCACACCCAAAATCTGGCATCATTAATACCTCACCCTTTCGTGTAAATAAAAGACAGTCGATTTGTTGAATAATTTCATCCAACTCATTATTAACTTCCAACACACCAGGCTTATATCTTCCTTCAACATTTGGAATAGCATATATATCTCTTAACATTTATCAATTTATTTCGTTTATATTAAGTTTCTTAACTTTATCTCCTATATCTGCCATAGATGTAATAACTGTAGTATTTTTAATAGAACCACTATTAATAATACCTGCAAATTTACCCAAAGCACCAAAGACGACACTATTCTCTAATTTGATATTATTGCTTATAAAACAATTTTTGAATTTGCTTTCTACACAATCCGAATAACCAAATAGATTACAATCATTTATGAAACTATTTTCAATTTCACAATCGTAAATATCACATTTCTTAACATTACAATTTCTGATATCACATTCAACAATATCAATACCATCTAAATGATAACACTTAACCAAATCAACATCTTTTATTTGCAATCTACTAACATCACTATCATAATTTACAGTTGCTTGTTTAATATTATTACAAATAACCAAATTAAATAACTTATCTTTAATAGATGGGAAAATTAAATTAATATTACTTCTATCATTATCTAAATCTACAGTCAATTTAATACCTTTATATTTTTCATGGAATAACTCATAGCATCCAAATGCTTTTGCGAAAGTATTAAATTCTTCATTATATTTTTCAATTTTTTTCAATTCATCTTCATTATATTCCAACATTGTTGATGAATTATAAAGTGTTATAACTGTATGATTAATACATTTTAAAATATCATCTTTTTTATCATTATAATCAATATCCGACAAATATTTTAAAGTAATATAACCCAACTTAATATTTCCAAAATCAATACCATAATTACCATCTTCACAATCATTATATTTCAATCCATCCAATTGCTTCTGAATTGTAGAAGAACAATTTTCAATACTTGCTGGTTTAAAATCAGATATTTTTTCAATACTACCATTTTTTGTTAAATCAACAATATTATCCAATATAAATTTCTCATTAAAATTTAATATGAATTTTGTAACATTCAAATTAGATAAATTAACATTATCATTAAAACCCAATTTCAAATATACATAATTATGCTCATTCTTATCCAAATTACTATGTAAACATTCAAATAATTTAGGCATTATATATATTGCCTCAAAATAATTATATAAAGGAGTTTTTATTACACACTCTTCACCGTCTTTTATTAATACAGAGTTTTTATCTGTCGGTTCAAGTAATTTATATTCTATATCCGAATATAATATTTCTCTATTCAAAATTGGCGATAACAACAACATCAATTCATCTATTTCTTTCTTAAATGTTCCTCTAATCTCAAAACCAATAAGAGAATTTCCTGTTATCGAATCATTCTGAAATAATTTCTTATTCATTATAATATACTTAATATATAAGATATTTATGAAAATTATTCTTTAATACCCTCATTATTCTATATTCTTTTGATAGCAATCGCTCATATAGTTAATCTGTCTACAAGTAAATATGACAAAAAAAGAGGACTTTATTAAAGTCCTCTTTGGTTTATATTAATTCAATTTAAATCATTGATTAATAAAGGCTAACACCTTCTCCGAGTGCGATATCGAAGCAGTAGAAATAAAGTTGTGGATGATGACCTGCCTTAACAATAGCATAACGAGATGTTAGAGTTGTTACAGGAGCACCCTCAAGACCTTCTACTGGATAAGTAAGTTTATCAGCCATCAAGTAAGGCATGAATACGATACCTGGCTCATTATCCTTACCCTTTCTACCTACAACGATTCTTGTGTCTGACCAAGGAAGGTTAGGATCTACATAGATAGAAACACCTGAAACAGCACCTACTGGATAAAGTGAACCAGCAGTCTGGTTGATAGTGTTAGAAAGTGGATATGCTACGAAACCTGCACAATCTTGAAGAGCAGTAGCGATAGCAGCAGAACATACAGCGTATGTACCAGCACCTCTACGACCTCTTTGTGCGATAAGGTTAGATGCAGCAAGAACCTTGCTCATAATTCTTCTCTGGATAGTACCAAGAGTCTCAGCACCACCACCTACATAAGAAGTTACATAACCAGGTTTTTCAGCAGCAGCAGGATCTACAGTGAAATAAGTATTAAGGTTGATACCTTCGAAAGCAAGAGCCTCCTTGTAGTTCTGCATACCAAGAGCATAAATTTCGTTAAGAAGTTCTCTATTGATGTGCTGTGTAAGTTCGTTTACAAGTTCAGCCTCTACCTGAGCGATAGCATCGATACCATAAGCCTTAAGGTCTTGGATTTGTTCGCGTGTGATAGCACCCTTAACTTTGATAGTCTTAGCCTCAACCTTTTCTGTGAAAACATTAAGAGACATCAAGTTAGCAGGAGTTGACTCACCCTGTGCACGATCATAAGCCTGTGCAGACATAGGATCACCATTCTTGAAACCAGCACCTGTGAAACCTGGAATGAAGTCCTCAAGAGCTTTAACTGTGTCGATATCAACTACATCATAACCAGCAACCTGCTCAGCATTCTCACCCATAAGAGCCTCTACAAGAGTTACACCTGCACCCTCACCACCATTGATAAGAGAGTTTGTAAGTGTTGACTGCTCCTTAACTTGGAAGATAGGACGACCGTCGATACGACCAAGAGCAACGAAAATAAGTTCGAAGTTGTTACCAATCTTGATTGGAGCCATACCTGGCTTGAATACCTCACGGAGTTCCTTATAAAGATCTGCGTGATTAATTGCAGCCTCGTCAGAATCACCACTCTTTGAAAGAGCAAGTTTTACCATAAGAGGTGCAGTCTTTGACTCATAATCACCTTCGAAACGAGGACGGAGGTTAGTCTTACCACCCTCATATACATAGTCCATATACTGAAGAATTCCAAGAGGACCGTTCATAGGAACAACAGGAACGAGGTCAAGTGCAATTGTCTGTGCAGCAACCTGAACAGCAAGTGGAAGGAGTGAGAATGGATTATCACCAGAACCCTTAACACCATTATAACCATTGTTAGGATTTGCACCTGGGAAATAAGCCTGACCCATACCACCAACATTCATATTAGGGTTCATATGAACATAACCCATAGCAGACTCGTTGAGGTTGTTCTTTTCAGCAAGTGTATGGTAAGCACAATACTTACTCATCCAAGTCAACTTGCTTCTGTCCTGAATTCCAGTTGACTCAGTAATAAAGCCTGACCAAGTTTTAAGTGTCTCAGCTTCGTTTAAAATTACATTGTTAAACATAATAAATTTAATTTTTTGTATATTTTTTTATATGAATCAACCAAAGTTCTTTGCTTCTATTAACTTTAGTAAATTTTTATATTATATTTATGAAAAATATTTTTTCATTTTTTTGTTCTGTAGCGTAGTATCACCCACGCTACAGATATATTTATATGAATTAAAATTTAGAATTAATATCTACGCATATTACGCTTAATTCTTTCTGCCATCATCTTATAAGAATCTTCTACAAGAACACTTTCATTTAATTCCTTTGATTCTGTTGGAACAACATTTTCATCCATCTTTACAGCTTCAATGCGTTTTTCTCTTAAATCACGAGTATTCCAGAAATAAACTGCACTTGATTCTTCATTGATAATGAACATTTTTGATTCTGCAAGAATTTCTTTCTTTCTCTCATCAGATAACTTCATCCAACTTTCTTGAAGTCTTGCAGGAATATAATTGATAAGATTGAAATCGGTTGTGTTAATCTTTGATTTTGATTCTTCTAATGCAGCAGCCTCTTTTTCTTTTGCTTCGGCATAGTTAGATTTAACTGTTGAAATTAACGAATCAAGTTTTGAACCAAGTTCATTCTGATATGTTTTAGCATCAAATTTAGGCTCTTCTACCACCTTATTTTCATTTACAGTTTCTTTAACTTTAACAACAGTTTCTGTTTCGTTAATTGTATTTTCGAATTTATTATTCATTGCTTCTGCAAGATAATTGCTATAATCAATAAGTTTGTTAGATTCCTCTACAATATGATTCTGATGTGCAATCATCTTATTCATATTCTCAGCGAGATAGTCTTGATGTGCAATAGACTTATTCGCCTCTTCTGCAAGCATATTGCTATAATCAATAGACTTATCAAGCATTTCTGCAATATAATTCTGATATCCAATTGTATCATCGAGGTTTTCTGCGAGATAATCTTGATGCTCAATCATCTTACCCATATTTTCAGCAAGATAGTCTTGATGTGCAATCATCTTATTCATATTTTCAGCAAGATAGTCTTGATGTGCAATCATCTTATTTGCTTCTTCAGCAATGTGATCTTGATGTGAAATAGAAGTATCAAGTTTCTCTGCAAGATAACCTACATACTTCACAAGATTGTTATATTTCTCATCCATTTCCTCTGCCTTTTCAGCAACCTTTTCTTCAACCGCATCATCTACAACTTCATCAACCTGGTCAGCAACCATATTTGCGATCATACTATTATCAACATGGTCAGCAGAATATTGTTGTGTTGGTTTTGTCTTATCACCAGATACTTTGATGTTTGCTAATTCAGTTTCATAATTGGAAATGGCAGATCTTAAATCGGCAATAACTTCCGATAAATGTTCGCTGTATTTCTGGAAATCAGAATACAGAATATACTG